AGACCTCCTCGACGCCATCAACGACGCCAGAAGCCTGGGTCTGTATGACGAAGACCCTGGAAAAACATGTTGGGACCTGGCCTTCGAATAGGGTAAAACCTTGCATCACAAGGTATCTAAAATGGTCCCTCGCACAGTCCTGATGGCTCAAGAGGTGGCAAACATCCTGTCCACCGCAGAACTCGAAGATTACGGAAACATTATCCTCAACGGTTACTACAGCACCGAGCCAAACACCGCAGGTGTTCTAGCTTGGCAGTACCAAGAAACCTCCTCCGCACCCGTTCCTCTGCCGTCCGTGCAAGTAAGTCGCCCCGCTCTCAAAGGCTGGACGACAAACTATATGAGTTACTTTACTCGGCCCCAAGCTGGCTATAGCCTGTACCCTGGCCAGGAAAATCCGTTCCTGTTCGGTATCTGGAACTACGTAAACGGCGTTCCCCAGTACAGCCAGTGCCCTCGGCGGTTCTACCAGAACCAGGTCCTCCCGACAAGCCCCAACCAGACAGTCAATAATCCAGCTGCCATCCAGTACAGCTTCACGTACCCGGTTCAAACCATCCCGACTCCACCTCCAATCGACTACGTCGCTCCCTGATTTACCCCAGGGAGAAACCACTATACTAAAACATGCAAAACCTAACGTCTATGGCAGAACGCTTGACAGATCTCGGATATCCGGTGCTTGGGGAAGAACTCCATCGCCGGATTTTTGGTGAGGAGGCTCCAAAACCGATGAGCCGAATCTCCCAACAAAAAGCAGAGAACCTGCTGAAGCAGTTCGGAGTACAAACCCCTGTCGATTACCCTGACCACCTCTACGACGGCCCCCTGCCCCTCCCTGAGCTCCAAGGCGCAAACCTAAGCGAGCATTTTGAGAAGATTGCAAATAGCCAGATCGGGGAGTACAAAATCCTGGCAGACGAGTTCGCCTCGTGCAAACTGGCGGAGATTCCCCCGCCGGAAGCACTCAAGTTCAACCCTGGCTGGACTCGCTACACCAAGACGCGGGGCAAGTGGAAGACTGAATCGGTACCTTATCCACTAGAAAAAGCATTCACGTTCGACACCGAGACTTACGTGCACGGGGGGGCCTTCCCCATCATTGGCACTGCCCTGAGCGCCAAAGCCGCCTACATTTGGCTTGCCTCCGAGCTGATCGACCCTTCGATTCCAGAGGAATCGTGGGATCAGCATTCGCTGATTCCGATTGGCACAGGTCGCTTCGTTGCTGGTCACAACATTAGCTATGATCGGGTGCGTGCCCGTGAAGGCTACTCACTCGAAAACACCAAACCCGAAAACTTCTACTTTGACACCCTATCTGCACACATTGGCGTATCTGGCCTTGCCAGTGGCCAGCGCTGGCTATATGTTCTGGCTGGTAAGGACCCTGAGGACCTTACTGACGAAGAAAAGCGAAAGCTGAGGTATGCTCCCAAGTGGCTGGATGAAGGCTCCACCAACTCCCTGGTTGCCACCTATAACTTCCACGTCTACGAAGTTCGCAAGTTTTTTGGGGATGACGTACAACCCCTCAACCAGGGCGATAAGGCAGTCCGAGAAATCTTCGTCAAGGCCACGCACCTGGGCCAAATCCGTCAAATGCTTACGGAAGCCGTCTATTACGCAGTTAAGGACGCTTTCTATACTGCAGAGCTCTTCCAGGCTCTTTGGCCTAAGTACCTGGACGCAACCCCCAGCCCGGTAGCTCTGTGCGGTCACTACCACCTTAATGGGTCGGTAGTGCCCCTGGTCCCCGACTGGGAGGAGTGGATCCAGAACGTTGAGAAGACGTTCGAGGAGCATAACAACGAGATGACTCAAATCTGCAAAGATTTGGTCTGGGCTTACTACGAGGAGTGGAAAGACTTTTACCTCAAAGACCCGGAAAAGGCAGAACGCTGGGTTGCTCGTGACCCGTGGATGTCCCAACTAAACTGGGAAGTTAAAGCCTCAAAAGGCAAGTACGCTAACATCCCGCACTGGATCCGCCCCTTCATTAAGGACCCTGACGAGCACATTGGCGTAAAGTCCAACCTGTCCCACTTCCTTCTAAAACTGAAATGGGAGGGGTCCCCCATGATCTACACAAAGGACATGGGCTGGTGCTATCACAATGACGAGGGTGTTCTTACCAAGATCCCTCACCCCAAAGGCGCAGGTGACAATGTCGGCGGTGTCCTAAGCAAGGACTTTGTGGATGACATGAAAGTCGGTCGCCTTGACAGCGACCTGCCGGAAGCAAAGCGGGCACTTGAGATCGCGAACGCGGTCTCATATTGGACTTCGGTACGTAAGCGCGTGATGGACCGGATCTTTCTTCCCGCTGCCAATCCCCATGGTGCCGATGCTTTGGTTACCCTCCCAGAAATCCTTTGCCATGGCACCGTAACTCGTCGCACTGTGGAAAGCCTCATGGTAACAATGTGCTCCACCAAAAACTGGCGCATTGGCACCGAGTTGAAATCCCGTGTCCAGGCACCTGATGGTTGGAAAATCGTGGGGGCTGACTTCGACGGTCAAGAAATGCAAATCGCTTCAATCTATTCTGACAAGTGGGAGGGTGGTCATGTTGGTTGTTCGCCGTTTGGTTACAACGTACTTTCCGGGTCAAAAGAGGCGGGGACTGATCCCCATAGTGCTCTTGCTAAGCTGGCTGGCGTCGACCGAGACACGGCCAAAATCGCCGGCTTCGCCGTTCTCTACGGAGCCGGGGTCCGAGCCGTGCAAACCTACATCCGCCGCAAGTACCCCGAAAAGTCACCAACTGAGGTGAAGAACTTTGCTTACAAAATTCTTGAAGGCAAGAAAGGTAAACTCCGGAACGGTCTTTACGAGGGAGGTTCCGATAGCGGTTGCTTTAACTTTATGGAAGAGATTGCGATGCGGACTCGGGTCCCTCAGCTCCCTTGCCTGGGAACCAAGATCTCAACCGCAATGCGTCCCGCTGCCGTAGGCGATGACTTTAAAACCGGCCGGGTCAACTGGACGATTCAATCGTCCGGTGCCGAGATTCTCTCGATCATGCTAACTGCAGTGCACTGGTTGGCGGAGGAATACAAAATCCCCTGCCGCTTCGTTCTCAGCATTCATGACGAGATCTGGTTTATGACCCCAGATCGCTACGCAGAACAGTTTGCTGCGCTCTTCCAGATCGCACACATGTACACCTGGTCCCTATTCCACTCCGCAGTGGGGATCCCCGATCTCCCGCTGTCCCGAGCTTACTTCTCCAGCGTTGCCATCGATGAGCGCCTTCGTAAGTCCCCGCAGGAAAAGACGGTAACACTTTCCAACCCTGCAGGAGAGAACGAATCGTTCGGTACAGAATACTCAATGTATGAGCTGGCTGAAATAGGTGCCATTGACAAACTAACCAAGCGCTACACTGCCATTCAAAAAGGAGTCATCTGATGAAGAAAAAGAAAAAGTCTCGCGTTGAGAATGTTGGAGTCCTGCTGTTTCAGGGCTTGCACGACACTTACTACCTAACCGTACCCTACGATAAGAAAAACCGAGTCATTCCGTCCTCTGTGGAATGTGCCTACAACTCCCGCTATTTCTCTCCCCAGCAAACCATCAACATGCTTAGAGCACTCTGATGGCCTTCCCTCTTCCCGAATGCCCCGAGTTCCGGAAGCTAATTGTAACATTCTGGCTCGACGATATCGACGACAGATTAAAAGTTAATCGCGTACAAGACGCGGAAAAAAGCTGGAAAATAGCCAACGAAATTTATCAGACCCTGCCTCCCGGCAACGGGGACATGGCCCTAGAAGATCGAATTTTCGAGCAACGGGTAAAACTTGACAACTTCTACAACGCAACCAATGCGAACAATCTCTGACGACGCGGTAAAAGCAACACCGGTAACCAAAAAACCCACCATGCCAAAACTTGAAACTTTCTCAACCACCCTGGCCGACGGCCGCGAGATCACCATCCGGGAAATGACCGGCCGTGACCTCATCTACATGGAAAAAGACCTGACAAAAGCAGGTGACGTAGAGCGAGGAATGCGCATCATCGAGCGTCTAATCGTGGGCGATGACAAGATTACTTACGACGAGATTCTAGACCTGGGGGTCAAAGACTTCCGGAAGCTTAGCGACCTGGTAGCCAAGGCCAACGGCACGGACGAAGAAGACCCAAACTGATCGTAGAGGACCAAGAGGACTTTACTTACCTCGTAACTGTCCCTGACGGTCCTACTTTTCACTTCAGAGAAGTCATTCCGAAGGACTTCTACTTTGCGCAAATTCTGCGACAAACCGAAAGAAGTCAAATCGAACTCATGGAGAGGTTACTCCAAAACAAGGAGGCCCTAGACCTCTCCACCTCCGGACAAACGCGAGCCGTCCTGAAGTGGGCCATTGAGACCTTGCTCGACCGCACCATTCTCACGGTGGAAAACTGGCTCGAGGTTGCCTATCACCTGTGTAAACAGCGGTGGGACTCCTCGGTAGACTGGCTTGAAACTCAACCTATGAGTAAAGTAAATACCATGATTGAGATTGTAAAGAACCACGCCGACGAGCAAGAGAAAGCAATGAAGAAAAATGCCAGGAAGAAATGATTAAGTTCAGAGCTACTGGCGACGGGCTCGCCCCCATGAACCTAAACTGGTGGAAACCCACTCAACGGGAATGGGTCCCTGTCCTCCTGGACGACCATCCCCAGTTCTGGAAACGCCAGATTGACCCCACCTACAAGCGGCCCTGGCAACGTCTCTCGCCGAGATACGCAGAGTGGAAGAGTCGTAAATACCCCGGCCAACCCATCTTGAGGGCGACCGGGCTAATGCAAGACTCAGCCTACATCTTCACCAAGGGCAATGAGTTCCTTGTCAAATCCACTGACTACGGCGCCGACAACCAGTTTGGCGTCGGTCGACAACCCGCCCGCCCGTGGATGGGGGTCCCGGACATCTCCCTCAAACAGATAGTCCCCATTTCCTGGAAAAACATCCTTTCACGCAAACGTTAACAATGGCACGTCGCACATCTACTAGTCGCACCACAAAGGCGGCTCCCGCTGAATCAGACCTCCAAGTCACTCCGGAAGAGGGTCGCATTGAGAGCCCCGTTGTGGACCCGTCCGCACCGGTTAATCTCGAAGTGGAAACACCTGACGAGGCACCCGTGCCCGCACCCGAGGCCGTAGTCCCCGAAAAAATCCAGACGGACTTCCGCGAGAAGCTCACAACCAAGTCGGTGGAGAACAACCCCTTCGTACCCTCCAATCCAGCAGCTCTTGAAAAAGCAGCCGAAGAGGTGGCAAAAGAGAAAGGGTTCGACCTCAACCGTGGCACTTCCATCGGTGCCAGACTCATGGCCCGCGCAGGTAAGAGTATCTAATGACCGTCTCCGTCCCTTTCCAACAGCAGTCTACTTGGCGTAAGCTGGGGTATCTCTACTTCACAAACTCCCTGGAGTATCGCGAAGTTCTGGAGCAAAATCCGCAATGGAAGGTGACGGAGCTTCCTCCGCTAGGAGCCCAGCTCAGAATTTCCCCCTCAGCCAACGCTTCAGGGACCCGAGGGGGATTAACTCAGGGATCTTTCATCTTCGGGATTCCCGCGGGGGAAAACGCAACGCGCATTTACCCTTTCAACACACAGCAAGAATACACAGCAGCCCTGAACCGCTACACACTGCAGGGCGTTCTTGACAGAGAGGCAATAAACGGAATCACATACGACAGCACACAAGCTATTACAGGGCAGCAGTAACCGGGTAAAAGTAAGGGCACTCGTGTGCCCGGACGGTAGCTCTACGGAGACCACGTAGGAGTTATCCTTGCCTACACTACTCGACGGAAAAGAAGGAACATACCTGTAATAAAATGGCAACTTTTTCCCTCGGGACTAGCGGGGTAACTCCCGGAGCTCCCGGCGTATACATCAACGAGCAACCGGGCAAACTCGCCGTTCCCGCTATTGCTCCTTTCGACACAGTTTATATGCTGGTCGAGACCGAGGAAGGCGTACCCGTAACACGGTTCCCCTTCAACACCCCAATCGCAATCACCTCCCTCAATGACTATAAGGAGCTGATTCGTATTGGCACTTCCACAGTTCCCGAGGGCCGTATCCCCCTCCTGAGCTATAATTGCGTAAATGAGTTCTTCCAGAACTCCCGTGTAGGCGACCTGCGCGTTGTGCGCGTAGGAACTCCGAATCAAATCGTTGAACTCGAGTTCTTCCCCTCCGCAACCAAGCTCAACAGCACCGACCTTCCCTCCTCTCTGCAGGCTGGAAACAAGGTGTACGTGCAAATGTACATCAATGGTCAACCTCTGGTTGCCGGCGATGGCTCCACCGGCTTCACCTCCAACGGCGAGTACCTGGGTGTTCCCGTAACCATCCCCGTTTCCTACGTTGCTGGCGACGAGGCCAACAACCGTCGGATCTCCGCAGCCATGGCAACCGCTGTTGCCGAGGCCATCGAGAGCAACCCTTCCATCCGTAGCTCCGTCTATGTTCGTAGCTTCGGTCAGCTGAACGACCTGGATCCTATCCAGTTCGCCAACTCCCAGAACAGCTTCGTTTCCATCTCCTCCACCACTTTCAATGGCAATGTGTCCGTAGTGACCGAAGTTCTGCCCGTGGGTAGCAACTTCGTGTTCATGCAGAACGCATACGACGTTGAGAACATTGTGGGCGGTAGTGTAGATCTGGTACGTGTGCCCCAAGACTACACCCAGTGCATCGCAACAGCATTCGACGGCCAGCAAGACCAGGGCTACCTGATCACCCCGACCGCTTATGCCCAGTTTGACGCAAAAGGCCGTGCCCTTGTGGG